CCTGAATACCATCTAAGCCTTGAACACCCTGGCTACCAATAGTTCCTTGTACGCCTTGAGTTCCCTGCGCTCCAACAGTTCCCTGAATTCCATCAAGTCCTTGTGAACCTGTTACACCCTGAACACCAATAACACCTTGTGTTCCTTGCGCTCCATCTGCACCTTGAATACCTTCAGTTCCCTGTGATCCAGTTATGCCTTGAATACCCGTTGTGCCTTGCGCACCTGCAACACCCTGTAAACCTGTTAAACCTTGCGCGCCAATAGCACTCTGAATACCTTGTGTACCTTGAGCGCCTTCTAAACCTTGAAGTCCTTCAATACCTTGCGTACCTTCAACACCCTGCACACCAATAATTCCTTGCGCGCCTGTGTTGCCTTGAATTCCATCAAGCCCTTGAGATCCATCATGACCTTGAACGCCTTGTATTCCTTGCGCTCCTGTATTGCCCTGAATACCAGTTAAACCTTGAGAACCAATTGTTCCAGTTGTACCTTGAGAACCTGTCTCACCAATTGCTCCTTGTGAACCAGTTAAACCTTGAGATCCAATTGTTCCTTGTGATCCCGCTCCACCTGTAGTTCCTTGAACACCAGTAATGCCCTGAACACCTTCAATACCTTGAGAACCAATTGTTCCTTGTATTCCTGTTGCACCTTGAACACCATTAGTACCAGTTATACCTTGCGCACCGATTGTTCCCTGAACACCAATTAAACCTTGTGTTCCAGTTGCGCCCTGCGTACCAATTGTTCCTTGAGATCCTGTAAAACCTTGAGTGCCGGTTGATCCTTGCACACCAAACGCACCTTGAATACCTTCAAGGCCTTGCGCACCAGTTGTGCCTTGCGTACCAACAGATCCTTGTACACCAATTGAACCTTGAATACCTGTGTTGCCTTGAATACCTTGAGTTCCCTGACTACCTGCAACACCTTGCAAACCAGCGTCACCTTGAATACCAGTTAATCCTTGTGAGCCGGTAGTTCCTTGCGCACCAATTGTGCCTTGCGCGCCATTAAATCCTTGTACACCTGTAACACCCTGCGGGCCTGCAATACCTTGTGTGCCTTGTGCTTGATTAAAGCCACCGCCCTGTAAACCCTGTGTTCCTTGAACACCTTGCGCAGAAAAGTTTCCTGAAGGCCCTTGAATACCTTGAGCGCCTGGTTGCCCCGCAGGGCCAGGAGTAACAACAATAACATTTGGAGTTCCAACAGGGTTTGGATTGTTAAGAAAACTGTTTGGGTTGTATGTCATCTTGTCACCTCTGCATTTACATTTAATTCACCTTGAACAAGTCGTGTTTTCACACCAGTAGGTGATGTTATCTCTAAATCATAATAATACGGGCCTGCACTAATTGCCGCCGTTTGTGCCGCTGTTGCGCGAACTGCAAGAGTTCCACTAGGCCCATCAATTGTAATGCCACTTGTGTCTGTAAGCGTTAAAACTGCAATTGTGTCATTAGGCAATGAACGCAACTGCATGCGGGCTGTGTAACCAGTAATATCCACTGCGCTTAGTGCGTCTCCGCCTTGAATGTACAAACCAGTTGCAGCATTAGTCACTGTAAATTGCGTTGAGGTGCGTGAAGCAATGGTTACATTGCCTAAGTTATATTGGCTAGGCAAAATGCCATCAATGTAAACAGTTTGTCCTGCGCTAAATCCGTTTTCTGCGGTGTATGTAATAGTTGTTCCATTGCCTACTGCATTTGTAATAGTTGCAGGCTGTGTATACAAGAAATTGCGAAACCAATCAGCGCCTTGATCAATTATTGTGTTGTAATTGTCAGCCATTACGCTCCTTGTGCCACTTCAGACTTTGGGGCAATCATAGCGGTATTACATGCAGAACAATGTGTAAATGATTTAGGCATTGGCAGTCCGCACTTAGGGCAGTGATTAGCAATGGCGTTAAAGTAATTACTAACTGTAACTTTTCCTAATAGATCGCTAAAACCCTGCACCATTGCATCAATGCGGTCAGGTGAGTTTGGTTCATCTACAGTCCAGGTACACATCTGATCTTCTAACTCTGCAAACTCGCCAATGTGGTGAATACGCCCTTGCTCATACATAGCCGCTACCGGTTCTGCTCGCAATTTCTTACCCACATGCGCTCGCACTTCTCTGATTGGTAATGTTGGCCGTACCTGCTTCAACACTGCGCCCACCATGTCACCGCCCTGGTTTACTTCAACCAAAACAGCATCAGCCTTGTATGAGTCAAACAGTTCTACCGCCTTTGTAGCCCATTGCAGCGGTGATCCTCTAAATGAATAATCACCAAGCACATAACCCTGGCCATCAGAAGTAGATCCAACTACAACAATGCCCGTTTCATCTGATTTCTCTGAGTTAGTTACGGCAGGATCAACGCTTACAACAATGCGCGCCATAGTTGGGGCTGTTGCAATGCGTGTGCGGTCAATCAAGCCTCTAGTCCACAACGCGCCTTCAACATCATCAAGGATTTCTCCATAAAGTTCCTGGCGGCCTAACCGTGTTCCGTTGTAACGGGCTTGTAATTCCATCAGAGCGCTGGGGGCTAGATTTGCGGCGTTATCAAATGTGCTTCCCCTGGTAATAATCACTGAGCCATCTGTACGGCCTGCAAGCATGCGTATAAGGGCTGTAGAGCGGGGTGTGGTGGTAACAATAACCCGCGGTTTCTTTCCCAGGCGTAAGCCAAACTGCAACTGATCCCAGGCATCTTGATAACGCCATGCACCTAATTCATCACACCAAGCGCCATGATGCTGCGGGCCACGGAAACGCTCAGGGTTATCTGCACTAAATAGTTTTATGCGGCTACCGTTCTTGAGCAGGATCTCACCAATAGAACGGTTGTAGTTCTCAAGCATTTGGTAACGCTGCAAGATGGCAACAATGCCTGACTCACCTTCTGCGCATGTATCTCTAGCATCTGAAAAAGTAGGAGCAACAACAGCCCAGCGCGTAGCGGGTTGAACTATTGCTTGCCAGGCTATTTCTTCTGCGCCTAAGCGTGTCTTGCCAAATCCACGGCCTGCCATTGCAAGCCAAATGTTCCATTCACCTTCAGGTGGTAGTTGTTCCTTCCGCGCCAGTTTGTTCTTCCATATCCACCGGCTCGCCTTGATCCGTGAGTTCTGTGATGGTTGCAATGTCTCCAATTGTTGAGGCTTCAATAATTCTTGCGACTCGTTCAACTTCTCTGTCCAAATCTGATCCGTCATAAGTAACCACCTCTGCTTGTACCTTCAATGGTGCGTCTAATCCCAATAACTTTGCGCGTTTATCAATTACGCGTAGAACAAAATCTGCGGCTCTTAAATTACCGTTTACCGCAGGTTGCCAATATGTACGCTGCAAATTGTCTAAGCGATCTAGTTCCAGTTCACGGTGTTCTTCTATCGCTGCAACAGGGTGACGCATGAGAGCGCGCTTGTAAGCCTTAACGACACCAGCAATGCTCATGTCCACCATAGTTGCAATCTCACGCCACACATAACCTTCATGGCGCAACTCAATTATGGTTGTTTCTTTTTCTACCAAATCACGCGTATTTTCTACCATAATATGTTGATGTTAATGTTTTAGAAAGTTTCCTGCAAGTTGAAAGAACAAAACCCACACTCATCATTGAATGTGGGCTGTGTCCAGCACTCAATCCCCACGGTGGGGATCAGGTACGCGTAACTTATCTAACTCCTAGCGCCATTGCAACTACAGCAATAAACAAACTGAGAACAATAAAAAGCATTACTCCATCATAAGGTGTGTTGTTCATGGCTTACCTGTTCTTACAAGATTAAGACGCGCATCAAGCAATTCATCTAACTGCTCTGTAAGCATCTCTTTTTTGCGCCAATCCATGCGATTGCCGTATTCATCTGTTTTGAGCATGGCGTAAACATGACTTAGACATTCATCTATCTGAGCCACTGTTACTTCATCTTCAATAACGATCACATGAAGATGTTAGCCTTGATTACGCTCCTGGCGCTTTAAAAAGTAGTTTTCAACATCTGCTTTTGTATAGAACACATTACGGCCTGACTTCTGCACCCATGTAAGAGTCTTACGGTGTTGGATCTGTCGTAAGTTGTTTAATGTAATTCCCAAACGCTCACATACTTCAGCGGCGCTCATTAGATCATCTACCACGGTGCTACCTCCCTAGATGGTTGTGCTTTTGGCTTTCCTAATCGTGGAACTAAACCTACTTCTTTGGCAGCAATCTCCAAAGCAGTTTTCTCATTACCTTCTTTGTCGGTGTAACTCTTTTGTTCAAGATCGCCAACAACTAAAACACTGTCACCTTTTCTAAAAGTGTCTGCAACTGCTTCAGCCTTTGCGCCAAAAACAATTACTTTAAACCAACTTACTTCTCCATCTTTCCACTCACCATTAACTTGCTTGCGTGGTGTGTAGGCTAATGAAAAATTACAATACGCTGTATTGTTTTTTGAAAACTTTAGGTCAGGATCACTGCCTAAATTACCTTTTACGCTTATGTGCATTAGTCACCTTCCATCATTACGGCTTCAGTACCGTCATCTTGTAGTAATACAATTGAACCATCAGGCTTCACAAAAGGAAACTCATGTGGCTCTTTGTATGACGGCACAATCCAACCCTTTTGCTCTGCGCTTGCAGGCTTGAGGTGAATACTATCGGTTTTTAGATTATGGCAGCCGTGATGGATCAAGATAAGGTTAGAAACGGTGTCTTTGCCGCCCCTGGATTTTAGTTTGCGGTGATGCAGGGCCATATTTTCAATCAAGCCAGGGCCACCGCAGACTTCGCAATAGCCATTAGCCCTGTTAATTACGGTAGCAACAACCTTCTTATCAATCGCCATCTTCTTCTTCATCTTCCCATTCAGTAGGATCTACCGTAGGAAGATCAACCCGTAGCGGCAAGCCAAAAGGTGATGTGGTCATTAGTACCAACCTCCACGCATATCAGGGCCAGCCTGCTTTTTCCAAAATTCCCACGCGTTACAAGGTGTTTTGTAACGCTTATAGACATAGCGTAACCCAGCCTTGATTTGCGTGTGGGCATCTTTTGGCTTAAATGGGTACTTGTAATTGGCCCAGGTGCTAGGCAAAAACTGGAACAGCCCAAATGCGCCTGATGATGGATTAAGCGCATTTACGCGCCACCCACTCTCCTTGTAAAGCAATTGTTCCAAACAGGCAAACTGCTTTTTATGATCAGGGTAACTTTTCTTCAACATTGTGGCGGCAATAACTTTAGGTGGCATTTGATGCAACTCTATTTTTGGTGCTTGAGCCGCCGCAGGTGAAGCAAACACAATTCCTACCGCTAATGCGGCGCTTAAAAGGATTTGTGTTACGCGCTTCAGGCTTTAGCCTTTCGCCAACTTTCTACACACTTCGCAAGCGGCGTTACCGTAAACCCAACTACCGCACATACAACGATTAACTAAACTGTCCATTGCTTTACCCCTCTCAGGTTATTTTTAGGACTGCTCTATTTTATAGCAAATTTCAGAGATTACAACGCCTAAAAGCGTCACAATAATTACGCTTGCAATAAACATCATTCTTCTTCCTGTCCTTCCAACTGTAAACGCATTTTAATTACATGTGCTTTGCTTAATCTCACGCCTTCTAAAAAGCCTATGTAGCGTTCTCTTTCTTCTGTGTCTAATTTGTTTTTAACATAAAGACTTTCTTGCCATACAGTCAAAGCATCTTCAATTTCTTGCAATAGTTTTTTTGTATGGTTTATTTGAAGTTCCAACAAACTTTGTTCTACTGTTTTGTAATCAATTACATTAAATTCACTCATTTGCCTACCACCTCATCAATCATTGCTGAACATGATCCATAACCTAAAAAGTTGCCTTGATCGCCTACATAACAAACATCAGCGGTTGCCGTTGTAAACCAAACTGTAAACGCCAACACTAACAACCAAATAACTAGCCAACCGCGTGTTGTGATTGAGTCCTTAATCTTCTTTTCCATTGCTTGCCTTCCTCCTAAAGTATTCATTTTTGCCGCACCACTCGCACTCGCTAAGCGGGCTGCCTTCTTCTGCTTCAAATACAATTACAAAATTTGCAGGTGAACCATAAGTTCCGCACCAAAAACATCTAGGATCGTTGCTTATAGACATTGTGGATCTGCGGGTTCATGTCAGCCAATTTATCTTGAATTAAAAACGCTACTTGTTCGCGTTGCATGCCATTGATCATTGACTGGCTTTTGTTAG